GCGGGGATCGTGACGGAGGAAGCGGCGCGGCAGGACGCGGAGAGCAAGCGCGTGGCGGCGGAGACCGCACGAGAGAAGGCTGAGGGAACGCGTGCGGAGAATGAGCGGCTGCGTGCAAGCACAGAGAGTGAGCGCGTAAAGGCTGAGGCCGCGAGAGAGAAAGCGGAGGCGAACCGCGAGAAGGCCGAAACGGCGCGAGAGCAGGAGACCGATGCGGCGGTGAAGCGTGCGGACGACCTTGTAAAGAGCGTCGAGGCCAAGCTGGAGAACGGTGACTTTGTTGGTGCGCAGGGGCCGCAGGGACCACAGGGGCCGATTGGTGAGACTGGCCCACAAGGTACGCCGGGAGCGCAAGGCGAAAAAGGTGAAAAAGGCGAGAAGGGCGAAACGGGAGCGACTGGCCCGCAAGGCGTGCCGGGAACCAATGGTGCGGATGGAGCGCCGGGCAAGGACGGCAGAGACGGGCTGGACGCGCCGCAGATCGACGATACCACCATATCGGATGCTGCTCCGTGGAGCAGTCAGCATATCGTGGATGTGCTCTGCCCGCCGCTGGAAGAGAGCGGAAACCCTGTCGTGTGCTATCCTGTGGCGGGGAGCAAGCTGGGCGTGAAGGCGAGCTGGGAGCCCACGCAAGAGGGCGAGGGAACGCCGTCGCCGGACAACATCCGGCCTATCCACGGAAGGGACAGCGTATCCATTACGCGACAAGAGGATGCGCTATCTATGGCGCTCACCCTACCCTCAACCATCTACGGCGGGGAGGTGGATGCGCAGACGGGAGAAGGGTTGTGGGCTTGGAGACTGATAACATTAGTCGGAACTGAGAATTGGAAGAGAGATAGTTCAGGTGGGGAGGCTTTTATATGCAATGTAGATGGCATCGAAAACAGAGTTGAAAACAGTAAAATGGTTTGCTCGCACGCGGCTTGGGGAACAGCAAGCCCTTTTGCCAACTATAGGGTTAATACTATCGCTTACACCCTGTATCTCATATGGCCTAACGCTGACGGAGATGCTGTAAAGTTGCGGGAGCTGCTCGCCGCCCAGTACGCCGCAGGCACGCCCGTCCAAGTCGCCTACAAGCTGGCCACACCGCAACCGTTCCAAGCCACGGGCGGCGGCACCATCAAGGCGTTATCCGGCACCAACACCGTTTTGACGGACGCGGACGCGGTTACCGTTACAGGCCGCGCTGATCCGATCCATATCATCCAGCAGTTGCAAGCCGCTTCTGCTGCGTCGGCACAAGCCCTCGCGGACGTTGAACGCGCTGTAACAGATATATAACATAAGGAGCTGATACTATGAGTGAAGGAACCCATACACCCAAGTACAATGTCCTCTACAATCGACTGACGGGCGGTATCCCCTTTGCGGCGAGCACCGCCATTGGACGTATTACCGCCCTTGCGGACGCGCTGGAAATCACGCAGGACGAGGCCGCAGAGCTGACCGCCCTTGCGCAGGAGCGCGGCACGACCGGAGCGACCGTCGAGGAGCGGCTGGCGGCGATCGAAACGCACCAGTTGGAGCAGGACGAGGCGCTGATGGAGCTGGCGGAGATGATTGCAACGGAGACGGTGGAAAACTAATGTGCATAAATTAATAAAACACGCGAACAGCAAGGTAAAGGAGAAATGAGAATGCAAGAATATGCAAAAAAAATTAATCATGGACTACTTAAATAAACACGTTGAAAAGACAGATAACATGCACATTACTATAGGCGATGCGTATGTTGTGTGGTTTTCAAAAACTTTGCAAAACTGGAAAGCTCTTGTAAGTACAACTGTATCAGATGGGATGTACTATGAAGTTACGCACAATGGAGACAAGAACGAAACCTATGTGGACGTTTATAAAAAGTGGGAAAATTTTTGCGTAAAGGAAGCAAAGGAGGACTGAACAATGACCTTTGGAAAAGCTATCAGCTTGGCGAGAAACGGCAAGCGTATCCAGCGCAAGGGCTGGAACGGGAAGCGCCAGTATGTGGAGCTAGCAACGTGTATCAGCTACCGTAATGCAGCGGGTGAAATCGTAAACTGCGACCACGATGCAATCGGCAACGCGGCTTTCGCGTTTGTCGGGACGTCTGGGGTGCAGATGGGATGGCTGGCATCTCAGGCTGACATGTTGGCAGATGATTGGCAGGAGGCGACGGACAATGGCTAAAATCTACAAGCGCTGGATTGACGCGGAGCGCATGACCATCGACGATGTGCCGGAGCGCTGGCGTGAGCAGGTGCGTAAGCTGCTGGACGCGGAAGCGCAGAGCGAGTAAAACTTACAACAAACTTGCAACTAACTTACCAACTTACAACAAACTTACAACAAACTTACAACAAACTTGCTGACAAATGGAGGTGAATCTCTATGTTCCCTGATCTTGCAGCTCTTTTTCTCCCATCGTCCGCTGACTCGGCAGAAGCGGCGCGTCAGCGTGAAATTGTAGCAAGCCACGCCCCGCCTAATCAAGCGGGATGGCTCAAACGGCTGTGCCGGAGGTGGTGCGTATGACGATCATCCTAGGAGCACTTATTCTGGTGGCGTGGAGCGGCGCGGCGCTGGGGTTGGGGTATCTGTTGGGGACGTTGCTGCATAAGCTGGGGAGGGATGACGAGTGAGCGCACAGGACGCGGTAGCCTTCGCCCTCGCGCATGTCGGCGACGGCTATATCTACGGTTCGACGGGCTGGACGTGTTCCCCGGCGCGGCGGGAGCAGCAAGCGAAGCAATATCCGGAGTACCAAAACAACATCCTGAATGTTGGCGCGAAATGGGACGGCAAGACCTGCTGGGACTGCGCGACGTTTACCCGCGCCTGTGCCAAGGCGGGGGGCGCAACGCTGCCGAGCGGAGCCACAAGCCAATGGCGCTCCGGTGCGTGGGGCGTGAAAGGAACGATCGACCAGCTTCCGGAGGGCGCGGTGGCGATGCTGTACCGTCAAAAAGGCGAGATCATGCAGCATACCGGCCTGTATCTTGGGGACGGTACGGTGATCGACGCACGCGGCACAAAGTACGGCGTGATACATCAGGCGCGAAACAAGTACACGTGGACGCACTACGCCGTCCCCAAGAGCTGGGGCGACGCAGAAGAAGAAAAAGGAGAGGATGAGACGATGCAAACCATGGTGGTGACGGCGGACAGCGGTAGCACGGTCAATTTGCGCACGCGACCGGACAAGGCCGCGTCGGTGCTGGCGAAGGTACCGATCGGCGAGGCGGTGCAGGTGCTAGGCATGGAGAACGGCTGGGCGACCATCCAGCGCGACGGCGTGACAGGCTACATGATGGCGCAGTATCTCAAGTTGCATAGCGTGACCTCCCTTACACTGGAGGAGCGCGTGAAGCAGTTGGAGGAGCGCGTGAAGGCGCTGGAAGGGAGCGTGGGGTGATGCAATGGGTGCAGCTTTTTGTGACGATCCTCGTGTCCGTGCTTGGCTCTTCCGGATTTTGGGCGGTGATCGAAGCGCGACGAAAGAAGGACACAGCAGAGCGCCGCCTGCTGGTTGGACTGGCGCATGATCGTATTACGTGGCTTGGCGTGAAGTACATCGAGCGCGGATACATCACGCAGGAGGAATATGAGAACCTGAACGATTACTTGTATAAGCCCTATCACGACGGCGGCGGCAATGGAAGCGCCGAGCGCGTGATGGAAGCAGTAAGAAAGTTGCCATTTCGGCAGAAAGGAGCGGAAAAATGAGTGAGAGAAAAGCAATGTTAAGTCAGCCGATGGCTGGAAAATCCGAAGCTGAAATCATCTCAACCCGTGAAAAGGCCGTTAAGGCACTGGAAAAGAAGGGGTTTGAGATTGTGAACACGCTGTTTACGGACGAATGGTATAGCCCGCAATCTATGAAACAGCGTGGCGTGGTGCAAATCCCTTTGTGTTTTTTAGCTAAATCGCTTGAAAACATGAGCTTGTGCCATGCGGCCTACTTTTGCAAGGGCTGGGAAAACGCTCGTGGTTGCAGAATCGAACATGAGGCCGCGAAAGCATATGGCCTTGAAATCATCTATGAAGAAAAGGAAGGAATCGAAAATGAGTGAGAACATTAAGCGGAAATTGACAAGCAGGAAGTTTTGGGCGGCGGTGGTAAGCTTTGTAACCATGCTGGTGATGGCCTTTGGTGTGGCGGAAGAAACTGCTACACAGGTAGGGAGTATCATCATGGCAGGCGCGACGGTGATCGCGTATATCATTGGCGAAGGAATGGCGGACGCGGCAGGCGTGGAAGCAAAGAAAGAGGAGGAGTGACCCGTGCGGTTGGAATGGCGCAGCGTACATACGAGGAAATCGTCCGGGAGTGCGGATTGACTGACGACGAGGTGCGCGTGCTGTCTCTGGCGCGGCGCGGGTTATCCTATATCCAGATGGCGCAGGAGTGCCATTGCAGCGACAGCACCATCAAGCGGCGGCTGCAAGGCATCCGGCGGAAGATCAAGGCCTATCCCTAATTGGGGTAGGCCTAATTTTTTTTGAAATTTTTCTGAAAAACACTTGCAAAGTTTCCCTACCTATGCTATAATAAGTATGTAATCAAGGGAGCCCGCAGAGCTGGTAAGAGCTCGGGGCGCGGAGGTAATATTATGTATGGGCTAAAGCTCTCAGAAGATAGTTGGGAAAACAGGGATTCAATCGGATGGTTTTCCGCGTTATTCGATGCGATGGCCGTTGCACGTGGAGCCATCGAGGACGGAGAGGACGCGGCAGAGATCGAGATCATGGGATTTACTACCGATGGCGATTGCCGCTGGGAGTTCCCCATCACCTTCGACGCGAACGGCGGGGCGTGGTCGGGGGATGAAACGGCCCGCGAAGAAATGGGCTTTGTCCAAGGCCAATTCTGACGAAAGGAGAAAAAAGTATTATGAATAATAGAATCGTAAAGAAACACGCCAGCCAGTTTATGGCTGGCAAGCGGGAGTACCCCGTGAAGGTGGAGTGGTTCTCAACCAGCACTGACGGCGACGGGGTGTACAAGGCAGTGTACAACCTCCCCATCAAGGTCTGGCGGGAGGTTGACAAACTGGCCTACCGTCGTGGGTGGGACGGCTGTCATTGGGGTTCTCCCACGCTTTTGGGGGTCTTGTACGAGGATGGGGATCTTCAGCCCCCGGTTGGTGGCTGGGGAACGGAGAAGCTCAGCATCGCCGCAAAGGTGCTTGCGAAAGGGTGGCAAAAACGATGAGCAAAGAAGCCGTTTATACCGTATCCTCGGATGAGTTCGCCGCCAAATTCGCTCCCGCTGCAACGCCAGATAGCTATTTCATCCGCAATCTGGAAACCGGCAAGCTGGAACTGCACTTCGACAAGGCCGATTATGACGACCTCACCGCCGACCAGAAGCGCGAAATTAAGGGTGCGTTCTTGTGGGGTCGCCGCTCCGGCTGCTGGATCAGCCGTTGCAAGGAACCGAATCTCTGGAGCGCCGAGAAGATCGCAAAGGCGCTAGGCCTTGCGGACGCGGGAGCGATCGGTGAGCGGTTGAGTTTCGCCGCGCAGCAGGAGCGCAAGGCGGAGAAAGCAGAACATCGCGCAGAACGTTTTGAGGCTTCGGCGGATCGCGCAGCGGCGCGGGGTGAAGCGTTGCAAAAGCCTATCAACGACATGCATGGCGACGTTGCATTTTTTACCCAGCCGAACATCAATTCCAGCGCCGGACGCACCTTTACCCGCAAGCGTGACCGCATGTTTGCCGCCTACGAGGCCGGGTTTAAGGAGTTCAACAAGTCGACCTATTACCGCGAACGTGCCGCCGCCGCCCGCGATACCGCCGCGCAAAAGGGGTTGCAGGACAAAGGCTTCATTTCGCGCCGCGTCGCGGAGTGCGAATCCAGTCTGCGCAAGCTGAGGAAAAATATAGATCATTACGATGATCTAAAGCAAAAGCTTGGACGCGGTGAAACGATAAAGCTTATCTCGGGCGAACCGCTCTCGCTGGATACAGTGAACGAGTGGATCGAAACCACGCTCGACCGCATGGAGGCGCAGCTTGACAAGCTCGGCTATTACCAGGACGCGCTGGACGCTCTCGGCGGCGTGGAGTTCTCGCAGGAGAACGTCAAGCCTGGTTACATCGTGCAGGTGAAGCATTTCGGCGCGTGCCGCGTCGTTTCAACCGGCCCGAAGAACATCACCTATCGGACCGGGGTTGACGGCATTGTACTGACGGCGGCATACGCGGAGATCGGCGGCATCGTCAAGGCGGAGGAAAAAGCCGCTGAGCCGCACCCCTTCGCGGTCGGC